CGTAGGAGCCCATCGCTCGGGCTGCTCCACCTACACCGCCGAACATGTCCTTAAGCTGACCACCCTGCTGGAGCAGAACGGTAAGCGGATTCTGACCCGCTTGCAAGCTGACCGCAATATCAGTGAACTGGGCCGGGAGGTTCCGGGTGGCGAACGCCAATTCCTTCGCAGACTTAGTGTAGCCTACTGCGGCCTTAGAAACTTGATGGTGGCTTGCGGCCTGGACGACATTGGATTTGGCGACTGCATCGGAAGCGATTCTCGCCTGATTCAGTTCTGCCTTGTAGGCGCTCAGTGCCTTGTTAACAGAGTAGAGCTTCGCCGGGCTGAATGTTGCCTTCTGCCAAGAATTGTCAGCTGTCACGGCTGCGTTTGAAGCCTCCGCCGCCTTCTGGCGAAACTCTGCCAGAGCCCGGTTGGCAGAGTAGAGCTTCCTGTCGCTGAACTTCGCAGATTCCCAAGAGCCGCTCAGCTTTTTTGTGGATTCAGTAGCGCGGTCGCCAGCATCCGCCAGCGCGTCAATGTCTTTTACGGCACTGACGGCTGAGGAGCTGTCTACGGCTACGCCAAGTCGGGCAATCTCGTCAGTCATATGATCTCACCTTGTCCAATTCGATTAGTGCCCGGACTTCCCACAGGTAGAGTCGCCGACCTGTGACTCTCTGCCACGCTTCCAACTCTGTAAACGACAACGGATAAACTTGTTCACAGAGCCAGTCCCACAAATACACCAACTCCTTTGGCCTCGGGATTACCTTTTCCAACTGCGGTGGCATCTTACCAGTTTGCTGCCAGACCTTAGCCAGATGGGATTTCTGGCTAAGGGTACTCTGTCCGCCCTCCAAAGGCTTTGACAGCTTTACTTCTTCTTCCGCCCAGCGGACGAGGGTTCGGAGGGCTCTGCGAAAAAAGCCGAGAAATCGTCGGCGACAGACATGACCATCATCTGCACTTGTGGGGCGTCCCGGAGCCAGTTGCGGACATTCTCGTCCGTGAACGGTTCTTCGAAGCTCCACCCCGCGACCAGCGCGACCTTCAGCCCCAGCTGGATATCGGAGACCTGTTCCTTCCGCTTCTCCTTGTTCGGCTCGACGANTCCTGGACTGCCTGCATCGAATCATCGCGCGCTGCGATGAACTCGTCGGACAGGCTGGATCGAACCAAGATCCAATCCTCGGTCATCTTGCCAGAAGCCGGGTCCATCAAATACACCTTCCTTGGCGTCTGGGCTTGCTTTCGCGTGCGATAGCGGTCGAGATTGCTCATGATTACTCCTCGGTTGATGTTCGGCCTTACGGGGCCGANGGTTGATGTCCGGCCTTACGGGGCCGAACGGGTGATCTGGAAGTTGGTGCCGGTGACCGGGTCCAGGATGCCCTGGAACGGCATCTGGATAGAAACCGGGCCTTCGCCGCTGACCGGAACGTCACCGCCGGTGTACTTCAGTTTCGGGACCAAGAACGTGAAGCTCTCGGTACCGTCGGAACACACGACCTCCAGCGAAGAATCTGCGTTGGTCAGGAACTTCTGGTAGAGCACGGAGCTCTCGAAGTAGGCCGACAGGGTTCCGGTGAGATTGGAGCGCCCGATGCTCGGTTCCAAGGACTCGGCCGAGCCGATGACGAATCGCGGGTTGAGGTTGTTCGCCAGATTCAGCGTGACCTCAGTGGCGACGGCAATCGGAATTCCGTTCTCGGTGATCGACCCGCTGATGGCATCCATCGTGGGGGTGGAGGGGGCCGCCGGATACGTCGCACCGACGATGATCGCCTGCGCCACGTCCATCCCCTTTGCCCAGTAGCCGAAGGTCAGGCCCACGACCGCACCGGTCGTCATGCTGATCTGGAGGGTGTCCACCTGCGCGCCACGGTAGCGCAGGAACTCGTTGATGTCCTGGAAGTGGCGTTCCAGGCTGAAGCTCTTGCGGACCGAACCGGCCTTCAGCACGTTGCCGACCCACGTCCCACAGAGCGCAGCCGCGAGCATGTCATCGTGCGACGTCTGCGACAGCTCCGTGACCACGTTGCCTTCCACGGACTTGGTACCCGCACGATAGTCTGCGATCATGCGGTCGGGACGCAGTTCTTCGGAACCGAAGGCGGCGCGGTTGAGGTTGAGGGACGTCGAGTTGTGACGGAACCCCTTGAAAGCTGGGGTGGCAGGAGTCGTACCGAAGACGACTTCCTCGATGTAGCCCAAGCTGTGACGGGAACCCGATGCCTGTGACATGACTTGTCTCCTTATCGTGAAGCTGATGATTCCCAGTAGAAACTGAGAGCGATTGAGTAGCTAGCTGAGTCGTCATCCTTTCGGAGTGGAGTCATCTCGCCACGGTTGATCTTTACCTGCTGTCCATTGTAACCGAACCTTCGCCCATTCTTGAAATAGGCGAGTGCCGCGTCTGCGTATCCAAGGATTCGGCCGGTGCCGTCGTTCTCGGGCACGAAGAATGAAATTTGGAAGAAGCCTACCGCTTTGTCTTGCCCTCCATCCCCCAGAGTATCCACGAACTTGTCGGCCGGAAAGTTATTGATCCTCGCCCACGGGGATGATGATGGCGGGCTGAAATCCCGAAGCTCATACGCCGTAGGAAGTCCCAGGCCCATGTCTCGATAGGCGCTGACGAGGGCAGCATTGATATCAGTAAGAAGACTCATCGTACCTCCCTCGCGCTGGCAATCACTTCGCGCACCATGCGCTTGACTCGGGCCACATTGATTCTCACCATCCCCCTTGGAGCCTGCCTCTGAGAGTGCCCATACTCCAGCGGTACGATGTACTCCACCGTATTGACGAAGAACAGGATTTCGTTGAACTTGGCAGACATGCAGACTGTCTTGATTTCATCGGTCACCAACCGACCATCTGGACTCAGTCTGCCAGTGCCTCCCATGATGGGGAAGTTCTTGCTGGTGTACCATCCACCGCGCGCCGCTCCCGTGTCCACTGGAGTCCCATAGAGAATACCGGTGAACAGCATGATCGACAGGTTGCGATGGACATGATCGACGCGGCGTCCCACGACTTTCGCATACTGACGAATCTGGTCACCCAGTCCCAATACACGAGAAGCGTTTCCGGTAATCACAGTCGTCATGGGCGCACCTGTATGATGTAGAGTACAGGCGTGTCCGCCGGGGTGATTTCTTGTACGTTGACGATCTGCCAAACTTCCACGGCACCACGGGTGTTGATCGTGATTGTGTCTTGGAGGTTGGGGTACGGAATTTCCGGCTCGGCGTAGATCAACATGTCCCTCGCCTGCACGCTACCATCCGCGATGGACTGGGTGTACTCCATCGTAGGAGTGATCTTCACTCCGTTGAATGGGGTGATGAGCGCGTCGCCTGGATCGGTCGTCGTACCAGTGACTGGATCATACACAGGATCCGTCGAAGTTCCCGACAGAATCATCTGTGTACCGAACTCTTTCAAGAGTTCTGCGGCTTCGGCCGCTATTTCATCGTAGTTGAACTTCATGCCCGAACTACCCGGAGTTGTCCGGCGCCGATGGACGACCCGTAGAGGTAGCGGAGAAGTGCTTCAGCCTGCGGAACGCTGGGGCGGGCAACGGACTCGTTCGGTCGCTCCACGGCGATTGGGCCGATCTTCACCTTCTTACCCGCCGATCCGCTCGACACGGGTGACAGTTCGATCGNGCGGCCACCGCCAGAACAAGCTGGGCCTTCTTCAACTCCCTGGGAATTCCCAGACTCGCACTGTAGCTCGTTCTCGGCCAGGACAGCAACTGATCTGGATACGACCTGAGTCCCACGTACTCATTGTCGGCCAGTTCCAAGTAGTCCATTGCCTTGATCAGCAGAATTTCCTTTTCTGCATCGTCGACAGGAAGAAGAATTCCCCGGTCGGCAGAGTATTGCACCAGCTCCTCTACGGTGACGTAGGAGTTGGCGTCAGGGACGTTGGTTCCGTCTTCGACAACGATCATTTCCTTCTCCTAATTAAAATCCCGGCTACATTCAAGTAGCCGGGACTCGTACACCGAAGAGAATCCCGGCCGGGATATTACGCTTCCTCGCGTTCCCGACGCTGCTTCTCGATCTCGTTCCGCTGGCCCAGGAGCTTGCCCATGTCCGGCTGGTCGGCACCCCAACGATCCTTGGACTGGTTCGTCCAGATCAGGTCGGTCTCGGCCGGGCTGACGCCTTCGCGCTCACCCAGCGTATCGGGGGTGAGATCCATGTTCAGGCCACCGCGACGGACTTCGTCACCGCCGCCGTTACCCCGGCCAGTCCGGCTGACCTTGTTGGCGATCCGCTGCTTGGAATTGGGCTCCGTCGCGGTGGACGTATCCTGCCGATCCTTGCGCTGGGGATCCTTGGAGGGGGAGGTCGCAGTAGGGTCGATCATCTTCGACTCGTCCGCTCCCGCCTTCTTTTCGGTCTTGTTGCTCATTGCAGTACTCCTAGAGCTGAAGGGGTTGTGGTGATATAGAGGAGCCCCGCCCTCATGCCAGCGGCGGGGTCATCGATCAACCGTTGGTGACCAG